TCTGTATATGCTACAGAATTATTAGCCAGTCGTCTTTGGCCTTGGTCTACCCACCACTGACCTGATTTAGCTTTTGACATACGCTGGTCTGAAAGATTAGAAAGACTAATCAATGCAGAACGACGTACGCCGCCTACTACTACGATGTCTGCTATTTTACAGCACACATCATGGCATTCGATGCTAGTTAACTTACGTCCAGCTGCTTTTTGGAATACTCCAACACAAAACTGGAAAAGATCCTGTAGTGGTTCAGGACCGCTTGCTCTACCGCCGAAAGTTTTAAGTCTAGCGCCTGCTGGTCTTACTCGGCTCATGTCCCATTGAGGTAATTTACCTGCATATAGCATAGCAATTAACTCGCGGAAAGCACTTGCCCATCCTAGTTTACTATCACTTACTACGATAGTAGAACTTGTTTTGTGGAAGGTTTCAGCCACTTCTGGTAGTTTAGCGATAAAGTTTCGTTCTACACTAAAGCCTACTCCCGTTCCACACATCAATACATACATAAGCTCGTCAAAAGCTCTAGGATGATCGATATGTAAGTAACTACAGTTAAAGCCTGCTACGTTATCACGCTTTAGTGCTTCTCCTGCGGTCATCATACATCTCATAGAAGGCATAACTTCTAAATTATGAATAGCATTAAATAATTCTAATGCTTCCTGTTCGTTCAACTGTTCTCTTTCTACAAAGAAATCAACATAACGATTTACTGTTTCGTCCCAGGTCTCCCTACGACCTTCGCTATCTAGCCATCTGGCATAACGACTCTTGTGAATAAAACTTTGATACTGATCCATTAAACCATTCTCTCCTGTATTTCGGATATATTATCCTTGCCTATCGCATCATCGCAATATGTTATTAAATCCATCAGCTCATAGTTCTTTAGTAAAACTTCTGCGTTTTGATTTAGTTCTTGTATATACTTATACTTACCGTCTATAGGTATGTTATCGTATATTGTCATTGCATCGCCGTAATCTCTTATAAGCTGTTCTGCTCTCTTCGGGCCAATACCGTTAATACCTGGAACATTATCGCCCTTATCTCCTGTTAAACACTTGAAAGATATATACTCCTCAGGTGTTACATTATAGTGCTCATTCCAGTTATCTATTGTTACTTCTTTTCGAGTAACATAAGAAAATCTACTTACTCCATCTTGGATTAACAAGTCCCAGTCTCGGTCACTGGAAACCAGCCATATATTATTTAATTTATACAGCTCTTTTTGTTTTACTAGGTGGGCAGCAAGATCATCTGCCTCTACACCTTGAAAACGAAATACTTTATAATCTTCAGCGAGTAGCTCTAATGTTTCTTCATACTCTTCAAAAAAGTCAATAAATGCTTGCTTTTCTGCTTCTGTTTGTTCAGCATACTTATCTTTTCGATTCTGCTTGTACTCTGGAGATATATTCTTTCTATAACTCGAAGAGCCCCAATCCGCAGTAATAATCACAGTGCCACAATTATAAGAATTTGCCAATGATTTTACAACAGTTACATAGTCATTACGAAAATCTGTTCTACCTTGGTGTTTCCACCGAAAAGCTAAGTTTAATGCGTCTACTATGAGTACTCCATCAAGAGTACGTTCATTAAAATTAAAAGCCACCTATAAACTCCACTTCTTCTGTTGATAACCAATCTTCTGCTAACATTACATAACAATTCAAAAACCGAATAAACAGATACTCGTCTGTATTTTCCGGTAAGTGCTCTGTTACTACATATACTTTAGATCGATCATACTTAAAAAATAAAAGGGGCATTTGATTGCCGCCTTTCGCCTGTACTACAACTTTCTTCCACCAACGAATAAGATTATTTGTCTTAGGTTGTGTAAATATTTTATCTGTCAGCGGTGAATCTTTGTAGTTCTTTACCTCTATACAATAATGATTTCTTTGATTAGGGACATATAAGTCCCCTTTCAAATATTCAAGAGCACCAGAGGCAGGTACTCTTTCAAATTTTAGTCCGGTCGCTTCTCTCAGCATGTCCCTTACTAGGTACTCGCCTCTCGCTCCCTTCGCTCTTGAGTCTACCATCTTTATCCTCTTCTTGCTTTGCCTCTTTAGAAGCCTCTTCTTCCCAGTGCTGAACTCTAAGCCACCATCCTCTACGTCTACCTGCTCCCATACTACTCCAATGTGCTGATATTACCAGCCTTAACTACTTCGATTTTTTCAAGTAAAGGGTGAGACCAACCGTGAGATACGATATACGTATTCATGTCTTCTCTCAGTAGTACTTCTACTAGCTTCTCTCTTCCCTGATCATCAAGTACGTTAGTTACTTCATCCAAAAACAAAATATTGATTTTAGACTTTGAAATGCTACTCATGAGCTTACGAATAGCTATGAGAGTAGCGGTGTTTACTCTTGCCAGTTCTCCAGAGGAAAGGGCTAGAATATCTACTACGTTACCGTTGTCTGTAATCTCTACGTTTAACTTATCGTTCGATACTACAAACTCAAGTGTAAAACGACCATCAGACAATTCGGCTAAGTACTCATTGGCTAACTCTTCGAGTTCTCCAACTAGATTTTCAATCTTATATGCAAGTAACCCATTAGTGCTAAAAGACTTCTTGAGTATATCAAGCTCTGATTCTAGCTTCTGGTTTCCTGCGAGTTTGCCGTCGTACTCGTCCTGCTGCTCAACAAACTCTGCTGTCTGCTCTTCAATTACTTGAATACGAGTGTTTAGCTTTGTTCGTCTTTCGTTTTCTGCCGCATTTTCTGCGAGTTTTTTCTTTGCGTAGCGTAATCTGTTCTGAACACTCTGTAACTGATCTTCAAGCTGTTCCTGATCCAAGATAGACGTAGGAAGGCTTCTGTCGAAAGATCGTAGCAAATCTTCAAGATCTCTACTAGCTTTTTCATTGCGTTCGAATTCTGCATTGTTCTCTTTAATCTGTATAATTCGAGGTTTAATCCCATCAATCTTCTCCTGTGCAGATAGAAGTTTATCGCGTTCGCCTGCAATCATAGCCTTCTCTGCCGAAACATCGATAGGTTGCTTACAAGTAGGGCATACTTCTTTCAATTGTTCTAATTTTTTCAGAGTCCGTTGAGCACCCGTAGCGGCTGCTTGTAAAGACCCTAACTCAGACTGTAGCTCGTCATAAGATTCATACTGAGTTGCTGTAGAGTTTCTGATAGCCATCATATCGATTTGGTCTAACAGTCTCTTGTATGTATTATTCGTATTGATTTTTTTATTTTTTTCCGAGATATTTTCAATTTCTACCATGAGAGAACTTAAAGCCTTCTCATCTTCAGATGTATCAATTTGTAAATCCAACATGGGTAGTATGAATGTATCACTCAATTTATTATCTTTTAACCATTTTTCTACTGTTGCAAGTTTCCCTGCTATGGTAGCTGACCTACTAGAAACATCTTTTGAAGCGCTTTTAAATACTTCGAATAATTCAACGTACTTTTCTAAGTGTAAAAGATCGATCAGAAACTTCTTTCTGTTCGCATCTGTAGCAGTAAGAAACTGCAAACTCGCATTCGTATTTTGATATACTAGCTGCGAAAATGTTTTAAAGTCTACTCCAAGAACCTCTTGTAACGTCTTATATGTGTTTGTAGCCGTATGGCTAGAGATATCATTGCCGTTCTTTTCGAGTTTTACTTTTATACTTGTTTTACGGTTTACCGTAATTTCATATCTATCCTCGTCTTTCGTAAAAGACAAAGAAATATTATAACCATTATTAACATAACGATTAGGAATGTCTGCTTTTTTGATTCCTTTTGAGTTCTTATTATACAACGCTTCTTCAATGATTAATGGGATGGACGACTTGCCCATCCCATTAGTACCAAGGATCTGTGTAACAGTATTATCGTTTAATTGTAACTCATTGCCGGAACCATAACTAAAGCAGTTATCCCATTTCAATGTTTGTAGTGTAATCATTGTATGTTCCTATGATGTCCGGCACTTTATCAGGGTTAATTTCGAGTATATATGTTAGATACTCAACTAATTCTTCTTGTATTGTCATCTCTTTATCTATGATGAGAGATGCTTCTGACTTACGTTTTACTACTTTCTTATCTAACAGTTCTGAGTTCTTCACACCTGCTAAATCCTGTATATCTCCTTCTACTTCATAGATCGTATGATCAAATTCAGTAGCAGTCATTTCTTCACTACTTGTAACTGTTCTACGAATCAGTTGTGGTAAGTGAAACTCTTCCCAGAGCCACGTCCAATCTTTTTCGTTAATAAGTAAATACCCTGTTTTTACTTTAGTTCTGTGAAAAGAGGTAGTCATAGGGCTACCTGGATATACAATATTACGCTGTGTATTACTATGAGCATGTAAGTCTCCTGCAAACACAACAGGGAAATCTTCTAGTAAGTCTAAGTCGATTTCCGGTTTTACATGCGGTGGTATCTCTCCTCTAACATGTGTAAACAAAGGCTTTGTCGTATCAAAGTGTTCAATGCTACCCTTCTTGTGTAAGTCTGCGTAGGGTAATATACCATATCCTAGACCAGTATCAACGTATGAAATATCTACTACATTGATTAAAGGGTTTATATCTCGAGAAACCTGTTTAAGCTGTGTGAAGAAAGTCTTATTCTTCTTTGTAGCTTCATGGTTTCCGTCATAAATAATTGTTGGAATCTTTACTCCTCGAATAAAGGAGAAGTAAAGCTCCAACTCTTCCATATTCGGAAGACGATCAAAGAGATCGCCTCCGATAATATGCATAGCACAGTCTTTCTCCAGTTCATATATCTGTTGAAAGAACATTTGATAACGGTTTGTAGCCCACTTTACTGGTACGTTCTTTTGTCCCAGCTTAATGTGCCAGTCAGCCGTGAAGAGAATCATCCTACATTAAACTCCGCGTCTAATGCTTCGTCGTCAGTCTCTTCGCCGTGGTTACGAACTCTATCCAACAACTCTTTTTGAGCGTCCGGAGTAGGACGAGACATAACGTCGTCCATAGATTTCAGTTCAGCAATAGCTGTCAACTCGTCTTCAGTAAGCGCACGAGGCTTACACTTGAGTGCCTGTAGTTGATACTCTACATTGTAAGGAAGAGGTCCGGTTTTTACTCGCTTGAAACAAATGTCCCAACCAGTTTCAGTATCCGTAGGGTCGCCCAAGTCTTCAGCAGCAGTAATAATCTGCTCCCACAACTTCTTTTTAAGGTTTACTACTTTAATCTCTCCGTTGTCAATGCACTGAGTTGCATAACTCCAGCCACATTTTAGGTCAGGGTAGTACTCTCGTACCCAATCCTTCTCTACGTTGTTAAATCGCTCGGAATTTCTATCGAAAGATAGGCATTCCATAGGGATGTTTTTACCGTTCTCACCAGTAATCCAGTAAACATAGCGAGCAAGAATGTCGCCAACGATACGCATTTTGTTATCGCCGTCTTTATACTGAAAGGATGAGATTGATGATTTCTGGGCTCCGCCAGTTTGTTTGTTAAATGATAGTGCCATTAGTGTATAGTCTCCAGTGTGACTTCTTCATAGATGAACGTTATTTCGTCCGGTAGTACTATGAGTAGCCTATTATCGTTAATTTCATCTAAATCTACTGGACAATGCAGCGGATCTAGTGTTAGTTTGTTATATGCGACATAATCCGTATAACTTCTGAGAGAAGCCAGAGCGTAATACACGCATAGTTCTCGTTGTGTATACTTATAAGAATTGAAGAGCAGAAAGTCCCCGTGAAGTAGAAAACTACTTCCCTTGAACTTTTTCTGTGAGTATCTATAGATAGGGTCGTACTTGTTTTGAGGAACCTGTTGTTTTATTAACATTTCCATTATCAAGTTACAGGTAGCAATATTGCCCTCTGCCGTATCAAAAACCTTTTTCCAATCAAATAAGAGCATATATTATACTTTGTTTTTACCAAGTTGTCAAGAATTATTTTTCTA